AGTTTCTTTTTGAGCTTCTGACATCACAGTTACTTATTTGGGTTCTACAACCATTCCAGCAGATGCTAGAGTGAATGCTCAATTAAATATTGAAGGTGCTAATGACGGAGAAATCGAAACTGATCTTGAAGAAAGTGAAGTTAAGCATTCTGCTCTTGGCAACCTTATCAATGTTAATTTGGGTTCACCTGATGTAGCTGATGCGAACGGTATTGTTGAATCTCAAGATTTAACTTCTGCTGGTGTATTCTCTGTTAATACTACTGCCGCTGCTGCAATTGCCGCTGCTGCTTTAGCTGGAACATTGGATGTACCTAGAAACATCGTTGCAGCTTGGACAACTTCAGCTACCCTTACCATTACTGGTACTGATGAATATGGAAATACTATTGTTGAAAGTTCTTCAGCTGGTACTTCTTTCACAGGTAAGAAAGCGTTCAAAACTGTAACTAATGTTGCAACTGATACTAATATCACAGGTTTAACTGTTGGTACTGGTGATGTTTTAGGTTTACCACTTTTTGTTAATAATGCCTCTAAAGTTCTTCAAGAACTTAAAGATGGTGCTATCTTAGCAAGAAAACCTGGTAAAGTTTACATCATGGATCATCATCTTGAAGCTGCTGTTGATGCTGGAACTGCTTTAGAGCTTAATAGCCCTGTAGCTGGTAACATTAGCAAACTTTCAGTAGTAACTAGAGGAACTATAACAACTGGTGGTGCTGTTACTGTCGAAGTAGCAACTACAGCAGTTGATGGGTTATCTGTAGTGGTTGCCGATGGTGCTGCTGCTGGTGATCTTGATACTGATACACCAACAGCTGGTCATGCTTCAACTGCTGTAGCAGTTGGTGATAGAATTGAGATTATTCCAGCAGCAGGCTTCAATGCTTCTGCTGATTTATTCTACATTCTTGAAATTGATGTAACTCCAGCTGGTCAATTAGATGGTACTTTCGTTGCAGGTGTTTCATCTGCTGCTACTGCTACTACTGGTGATGTTAGAGGTACTTATGACCCATCTGCTGCTTGCGATGGTTCTGATGCCTATAACTTGCTAATTGCGACTGAAGAACCTAAATATTTAGGTGTTGCACAATTCGCAGGATAGTTTTAAAATAAAAAGTGTAGTGTTCGCCGCACTACACTTTTTATGAACTTTATTAACTCAAAAAATTAAGGCTATGCATTATTACAAAACAAAAATAAGATTATCAGGAAGCGTAAACAATGAAATTTGGAAAGTTGTTTCTGCACCTGAATTATTACTTTTACAATTCATTCACGGTCAAGATGCTGTAACTGATGTAAAAGAAATAAAAAATGAGAGAATTGATCTATATGCTGAAAAAAATAGATTAAAAGATCTCTATAATAAATCTCTTTTAAAAAGAGAACAAACTGTAGATAATATATTTGGTGCTTTAGCTGGCTTACCAGAAAGATTACCAGAGGAACATTTGAGAAAGTTTAGTATCAGACATGAACCTCTAGCAATTTTTGACAAAAATAGAGTAGCTAAAGTTGGACAAGATTTAAAAGATCAAGAGCAACTTGACAATCTCAATGGAGTAAAATCTAGTGATGAAGTTAATTTAGCTGATCTTATGGAATAAAAATTTAATAACTGTTAATTATGGCTCGTAACACTCAATTATTATCTTTAATTGCTCAATTACGAGCCGAAACAGGTAGATCACAAGAAGTTGCTGTTGGGATTGATGAAGTAGAAAACCTAAAGGTTGTACTTCAAAGAGTTCAAGAGCAACTTTATGATGATTATGAATGGCCTCATTTGAGGGTTCAAAAAACAGTCAGTTTAGCCGCAGGTCAAAGATATTATGATTTACCTAGTGGGTTAAATTTTGATAGAATTGAAGATATAAAACTTAAATATAATGGTGTGTATCAAGACCTAGAAAGAGGTATTGATTTTGATGATTACACATCTTATGACTCCAACGCTACAACCCCAGACAGATCAAATCCAGCCCAGAAGTGGGATATTAGAGAAACAGGTTCTAGTGAACAAATTGAGATCTGGCCTATTCCATCTGATAATTCACAAACTTTGTATTTTTTCGGTACAAAATCTCTAGGAAATTTAATTCAAGAATCAGACACCGCAGACTTAGATGATCGTTTGATCGTTCTTTTTGCTGCATCTGAAATTCTAGCACGTCAAAAATCAGCTGATGCAAAACAAAAGTTACAATTAGCTCAACAAAGATTTATGACTCTTAGGAAAAATAGTGTGAATAAAAGAAGAACAATCCAAATTGGTTTAGGTGCTTTTGCGAAGAGAAATAATCTTCGTGGTAAAAATTTAATTGTTGTTAGCTAATGGCCTATATTCAAATTGAAGATATTAGAAAAGGAATGGATCGAAGCAGAGCTTCGAGAGTAGCTTCTGATCAAGGTTCAGCGTGGACAATTAAAAATGCTCATTTGACTCGTGGTGGTGATATTGAGAGAAGAAAATCTTTTGTTAAACAAGGTGATGATTTTCCAGCAACTACAAAAGGTCTTTTTGGGATAAATGAAACACTTTATACCGTTGGTTATGATGCTTCTGAAGCAGGTAATGTGCCAGCAGGTGTAACTCATATTTTAACACAACATCCTACCCCAGCAACAGCTTTGACTAAGGTTTTAGATGCTGAAGCGTTTGATGGAACATTATATTCAATTTCTGAATTTTCTGATGGTAATATTTATCATTTCTATGGTACTTCAAGGGTAACTGATTGGGATACATTATCTGCCTCAATTGGGTCAAATAATGCTATTGCATCAGCTCTTGAAGCTGCTATTGATAGTTCAGCAGTTGTTAATGCTTCTGTTTCAACTAATGTAGTTACAATAACAGCAGCAACTGCTGGAACAGGTTTCACAATTAGTAGTGAGGCTGTTAATAATGGATCTGTAAATGACCAATTTTTAATATCTGTAGAAACTCAAGCAAATGTTGAAGGTGTAACTGAAGTTGTTGCATCAGCTGATATTGAGGTTACTGGTGGTACTTCTTCACCTGGTGTTAATAAAATTACTTCAATTACTATTGATGGTGTTGAGGTTTTAAGTACAGCAGTTGATTGGACAACATCAAATTCTAATACTGCTTCTTTAATTAAGACCCAGTTAGATGCTTACACTTCATCACCAGAATATGATGTTTCAACATCTGGTCCGACAGTAACAATTTCTGCAAAAGCAGGTACTGGTGCTTCTACAAATGGATTTGTGGTCACTACAACTGTTGCTGGTGATATGACTGTGACCGCTGATTCAACTTTATCAGGTGGTGTAACTGCTGTAACTGCTGTTGCTCAAATTGTTGAGGTTACTGTTGGTGGTACTTTTGAAGAAGCTGATCAATTTACTGTTACAATAAATTCCACAGAAATTTATACTGTAACTGGTGCTGCTTCTGGTACTGGAACTACTGTTCAGACTTTCAAAAAGAAGATTTATACCGTTGCATCATCAAACTTATATTTTTCAGCTTTAAATGCACCTACCCAATGGATTGCAGGTGTTGATCCTGGATTCATCAACATGGCATCAGAAACTGCTGGCGAGGAGACTTTGACAGCTACAGCTGAATATCAGGGTTTGATGGCAATTTTTTCTAAAAACCAAATAAGAATTTGGTCAATTTCAGAAGATTCAGATATTAATGTTTATCTACAAACTGTTCAAAATACAGGTACTGTAGCCCCAGAATCAGTTATTGCTTATGGGAATAATGACGTGTTTTATTTGGCAAATACTGGTATTAGATCAATAAAAGCTAGGGATAGTTCAAATGCTGCATATGTGTCAGATGTTGGTACTAATATTGATACTCATGTTAGAGCATATTTAGATACCTTGACTGAAGCACAAATTGCAGCAGCAACAGCAGTAATTGAACCTCTTGACGGTCGTTACTGGCTTGCTGTTGGTACTAGAGTTTATGTATTTTCATACTTCCCATCTAAGAAGATTTCAGCTTGGTCATATTATGATCTTGACATCACAATCACTCACTTTGCTAGATTAGGTAATAGAATTTATTGTCGTGCAACTGATGCAAGTGGTGATGATGGGTTATATTTATATGGTGGAACAAATAATGATACTTATCCAGCAGATGATGAAGATACTGTTGAGATTCAGTTACCTTATATTAGTGCAAAAGATCCAGCAGCTAAAAAAGATTTGATTGGGTTTGATGTCATGGGAACAAATAATTGGAAGGTTGAAACCTTACCAGATCCTAATGATGATACTGTAAAAGTAAATCACGGTATTGCATCTAAAATTACTTATGGTAAACCTAGATATGGATTAACTGGTGTAGATCAGTTATTCGGTATCAACTTAACTTGCCGCACGGCAGGTTCGGCTACGTTGTCAGCACTCGCCCTGCATTATAATAATAAATCGGACAGCGGATAATATGTGTGGAGTAAAGGATGGAGTAGTTGATCCAGTAACGAATGAATTTATTTCAAAGGATGAACTAGCCAAAAGAAACGAACAAAGAGAAGCTAGAAAGAAATCTAACATATCACAAGGACAAGGTGTGATTGATCAACAGTTTTCTACGTTTAATGATCAGTTCTATAATCAATATAAGCAAGATTATCAAGATACTTATAACCCACAATTGCTTGATCAATATAATGACACCAACGTTAATTTAAGAAAATCTCTAGGTGAAAATAATCTCTATAATAGTAACTTCGCAATTGATCAATTAAATAGCTTGAAAGGTATTTATGATACTGAAAAGGCAAGGGTTGATGGTGTGAATGGTGAACTTGGTGAATTAGCTAATTCATATAAAACAACAATAGATGGTGAAAAAAATAATCTTTATGATTATAATAAAAATACTCAAACAATATTTGACCCAATTGATATTACTGGTAAAGTATCTAGTAAAGCTAATGAGTTCAAAAATTATAAGTTTGATACACCATTAGCTGATACTTTTGGTAATTTTTATACTGATGCCACAAGTAAGATTAAAGGTTACGCACCTACAGCAGGTGTACAAAATTATAGTTCTATTACATCTAGTGGTGGAACTGGTAATAGGGTTATTAATTAAAATTTTATAATATTATGTGTAGTTCAAGTCCTCCAAGAGATAATTCAGCTGAAATAGCAAGACAACAAGAAGCCGAAAGACAGGCTCGCATTGTTGAAGGTCAGAAAAAAATTGATGAGCAATTTGTTGGTTTTAATGATGATTTTTATAATGATTATCAGACAAAATATAATGATTTCTATTACCCACAAGTTGATGATCAATATACTGATGCTCGTAAGAGATTAACACTTGATTTAGCTAGAACAGGTAATCTTACTTCTTCTTCTGGTGCTAATAAAATGGGTGATCTTCAAGAATATTATAATGATCAAAGAACTGGTATTACTAATCAAGGTTTAAACTCATTGAATGAAATTAGAGCAAATATTGATAGTACCAAGACTCAATTATATAATGATAATAGATCAGCCGCTGATCCAGGAAGTGCAGCAGCAGCCGCAGCTTCAGCAGCTAGTAATTTACAACCAGGTATACCAGACAGCCCATTAGCGAATGTATTTAGTGCATTCTTCCAAAATGCAGGTGGTGCGGCTTCAGGTTATAATGCTGGAACAAGTCAAAGATCTACTAATACTGGTGTACAAAATTATAACGGTAGTAGTGGTAATAGTACTAGAATAGTTAATTAATTATGGTCAAATATATCATTAGAAAACCAAATGAGGAAGATGTGAAATACTTCGATAAACATGCCAGACAGGCTGATAAAGATGAGGTATTTCTATTTTCTGGAAAAACTATTGGTGAAACTTTAGAAGATATACCAGGTATTACCCAAAACTCCCATGTTTGGGAAGTTGAAGGTAAGCCAGTATCAATTTTTGGTGTATCTTCATGGGAAGATAATGATGTAATATGGCTTTTAGCTACTGATGATTTTGAAGAATATAAAGGTACTTTTCGTACTGATTGTAAGAAAGTATTTGAGGAGTTGATTAAAGATTACAACTACCTTTATAATTATGTCCATGCTAAACATAAGAAAGCCATTAGATGGTTGAAATGGTTAGGGGCAGATATATTAGAACCACAACCAATAGGTTTAGGTGGTGCATTATTTTGCAAATTTGAATTTAAAAATTAATTATGTGTGATCCAGTAACAGCGGCAGTAGTAATAGGGGTAGGAATGGCAGCATCAGGTGCGGCAGCTTACAAACAAACTCGCAATAACAACAAAAACATGAAGCGTGCTCAAAATGCTAAAAACGCTGCTTTTAAAGCTAACATGGATCGCCAAAGTGGTTATGCTGATGAAGCTGGAAAAGCTTTTGATACATCAGTTGAAGATAGAGGAGCGGATAGCTTCCAAGCTGGTCTTGAGGATGCTAGTACAAAAAGATTACAAGCATTTGATGACGGTAGATTAGAAGCACCAACAGATTATTCTTTCGGTTCTACACCTAAAAATGTTATCTTAGCTCAAGATAAAGCATTTGGGGAAGCTGAAGATAAGAGTGTTAGAAATAATACTGGATTAGCTGAATTAAGTGCTTTTGATGACACTTTCTTTAATAAAGGTTTAGGAAGAAATGAATATGCTAGAAATTTTGGTAATTTATCAGATAAAGCCCAAAGAGATGCTGGTTTATTAGGATTAGATATGAATAGTGCAGCATTTAATTCACAAAAAAATCTAAGTCCATTCTGGTCAATACTCGGTGGAGCTGGTAACATGGCCTCAATGGGTGGCGGTGCTGCTCTTGGTGCTAGTGGGGGCGGTGGAGCTGCCGCTGGCGGAGGTGCGGCAGCAGCATCTGATCGTAGTCTAAAACAAGATATTGTTAAAGTTGGTGAATCACCTTCTGGTATAAATATCTATGAATTTAGGTATAAGAAAAATCCTAAACATAAGTTTAGAGGAGTTATCGCACAGGAACTTGAAAAAGAAAATCCTGAAGCTATTATTAAAGATGAGGATGGTTTACTATCTGTAGATTACAGTCTCATTGATGTTAATTTTGAACAAATATAATTATGTCAAGACAATATTACGATCCATGGGCCAAAGTAGCACAATCAGCAACAAATGCTTACGGACAATATTTGAGCAGTAGACCAAATGTAGCTCAACAAGAAGCTAGAGGAGCGATGGCTGATAAATACAGAACAGAAGCTGCTCTTAATCAATCCCAATTGGATGCACCTGAAAATCTGAAGAATATATTTTCGCAAATATTTTCACCTCAACAAGAAGCTCCTTCTCCTAATTTTGTTGGACCAATGGATCAATATGAAGGTGGAAAACCACCAGCTGATGTCGTTCAACAACGTTATCAAGAGAACTTACCTGATTTATTCAGTAATGCGATGCGTTTTGCTGGAAATAAACCAGGTGGTTTAGGTGATATTTTCCAAGCATTTGCTGCTAATGCTGGTGCTTCACCAGAGCAATTAACTAGAGCCCAAATGGGTGCTGGTATGAATTATGCTAATACAAAAGAAGGTTTTGATTCTAATCAGAATAAAGATTTCACTTTATCACCTGGATCAATTAGATATGATTCAGCAGGTAAACCAATTGTTTCAGCACCATTTAAACCAGGTGGGTCAGGCCCATCTTTCAGAGTTTTACCTGATGGAACTGTGGAATATGGTCAAGAAGGATTGGGTGGTCCAGGTCTAACCAAACCAGTTGTGGGTGATCTTCAGAGAAAAGATATTGAGATGGAAACTTATCAATTATTTTCAAAAGAATATGAAGATGCACTTTTAAAGAGCCCAGGTGGAACAGGTACTAGAGGTAATTTAGCTAGAATTTCTGACTCATTATTGGGTCAAGTTCAGCAATTTTCACCAGACAGCGAGATAGCAGGTAAACTTGATTCAATAAAGAATAATTTAGCAGGTCAATTTACTGACCCAGAAACAGGTGAAATTGTGAACCAAGATCTATATAATGCTTCAACAATTGCTGAAGTTTTACCTTATATGGCAGCTGGTGCGATTACTGGTCAATCTGGTCGTGGATTATCTGATACTGATTATAAAATTGTTCAAAGAGCAGTTGGTTCACCTAATGACTGGATGGCTACACCTGATAAGCTTTTGGCAAGAAAAAGACAGCTTGATAAATTAGTTGTTCAATTAAGGCAAAATTATCAAGGTCGATTAGATAATTCTGATAGGTCATTTACACCAGAAAATCCTCAACAAGTAGCACCACCTAAACCTGGTGAAATTGTTGATGGTTATAGATTTATTGGTGGTGATGCCTCTGATCAAAATTCATGGGAGGCAGTACAATGAA